GACGAGGTTACGGACGCTGATACGGCAGCCGAAATAGCGGAAGTCCTGTATGATGTGCTGGAGTACATCACCGTCAGCACAGGGCAGAAGCTCCGGGGTACCAGGATGAGTAACCGGATAACCGATGGAGTTCTGCATTTCTTCGTGTCCTATGACTTCTTTATCCTGAAACCTCGTGAACCGGGTACTAAGATGCAGACGCTTGATTTTAATGAAGGGGTGAAGACTAATGGCGAATAAGAAAACGCAGGAAGCCGCGCCAAAGTTTGACGCGGTTACCATTGTGAAATCAGAACGATACAAGCAGTATGCAGTACTTTTGGATGCAATTCTTGAGCCGGGGAAAGAGTATACGCATGAAGAAGTGCAGGCTCTGATTCAGACCGAATTAGACCGGCCTGTAAAGGTAGAAATTAATGAATAAGGAGGTACTAACGAATGGCATTAGGCGGAGGCTACTGGCTGAAACAGAATAAAGTTTTGCCAGGGGCGTATATTAATTTTGTAAGTAAAAACAAGGCGTTCGCTGATTCTGTAGACCGCGGGTATGGCACGATGGCTCTTGATTTAGACTGGGGCGCAACGGGCCAGATTGTAACGGTAACGCAGGAAGTGTTTCAGAAGAAATGCCAGGATATCTTTGGCTATGACTATAGCCACGACAAAATGAGGGGCCTGCGGGATCTTTTCCTGCACCTTAAAACCCTGTATGTTTATCGTTTAAATAGTGATGCTGTTCAGGCAACAGGGACCTGGGGGAAGGCAAAGTATGGCGGTGTTCGCGGAAATGATATTGCCATTGGTATTACGGATGATGTGGATCAGGAAGGCAAGTTTGTTGTTACCACGTATCTTGATAACAAAGCCGTAGATAAGCAGTCTGGATTGTCTAAGCCGACAGAGCTGGTGGACAATGAGTATGTCACTTTTATTAAATCGGCATCTGAGTTTGCGAAAGTGGCAGCGACTAAGCTCACCGGCGGCACAAATGGTACAGAGGTAAAAGCCAGCGACTATCAGAACTATATTGGACTGATTGAACCATATTACTTTAATTGCCTTGGCTACGCGGGCACTGATGCAACAATCCAGGAACTGCTGCTGTCCTTTGCTAAACGTTGCCGGGAGGATACAGGAGCCAAGTTCCAGGTCATCTTCTATAACAAGGACAAAGCGAATTATGAAGGCGCTATCAGCGTGCTCAATAGGGTTACAGACAGCGGGGCGGAAC